TATGGCTGCAACCCATACAGGATATATCTTGTCTTCTGGTTGCAGCTTTTTCATTATCAAAATACCAACGCCCCCTATGATGTAAACCAATGCCAGTAAAATACAAATATTCACCTTTCCTCACCTCACTTTTCTACTCACTACTTTCATCTGTTGCAAATAATTCGATTTCCTCCTATACTTTTAAATACAGGCATTGCCGTGCCGAGTACTAGAGAAAGGAGATCCCTTATGCTCACAAAAGAGTCAAAAACCGTTCTTTATCACCTATACAAAGAATATTGTCTACGCCGTTCTAACGGTCTTTCCCGCAGTGCTTCAAAAGAATTTGATTCATCTGAATCTGTTCAGAAATTGCTTTTCCCTGATTGGTCCGTTTCTGATGTCGATGATTGTATGTGCGAATTAGGGCGCAATGGTTATCTTGATAATCATCATGCCAGTGATTTTATTTATGATTCCTCTCTTACTGATAAAGCTATCGTCACCATGGAAAACCAGAAAAAGGAAACTCTTCTTAATGTCGTAAATTTTCTGGCTCAATTTATTCCATAACTTCCCACGACTCAGAAACCAATTCTCTGGCTGTTGGCTGCCATCCTTTAACAGGATGGCTCCCATCCAGTCCCATTATTGTCCCGACATCTCCCTTTATAGGTTTTACTTTTACCTTATAAGGTTTCTCTCTTATACACTTGTTTTCTTCCAGTGCTTTCTTTGTTGCTTCGCAAATGTTCATTCTCTTCCATCACCTCATTTTTTCTACTCACCACTCTCATTACTGTGTTGCATTTTTGGGACGCTCGGAGCAAAAAAAATATCTACAGGATCTTTCAGATTTAAAAATTCAGTAATCTTAACAGCCTCTTCCAATGTAAATTGTGTTCTCCCATTTAACTTTGCATTCAGAGATTGCACAGTAATACCAAGATATCCTGATAATTTAGCCTGTGAAACATGCGCTTCTGCCATCTTCCCCTTTAATTTATCAAATGACATTTCTCCACTTCCTTTCGTTGCATATTTGGGATATTTGTATACTACACCTTTTCCATAAGGCTGTCAACCCATATATGCAACATTTCTTTAACGTTTTTTAAATATATGTTGCAAATATGAAAAAATAGTTTATAATGGCATTATACGGAGGTAGCAATATGAGCGAAAAAGAAATAAGTGAAAAAATGCAAGATATAATGAAACGAATGAAAACCAGACGCGAAGAGCTTAATATGTCATATCAGACTTTATCCGAAAAAGTTGGCATCAGTAAATCTACGCTTCAAAGATACGAAACTGGATATATAAAAAACATGCCTGTAGACAAATTAGAAGAAATTGCTGACGCACTTAGCGTATCGCCAGCTTATCTGATGGGATGGGAAAGCTCCAAGCCTATTACTATGGCAGCTCATCTCGATGGCAAAGATTTCACCAAAGAACAATGGAGCCGTATAGAATCTTTTGCCAAATTTGTAAAACAGGAAGATACAAAGCAAATCCCATAAACAGAACAGCTCTTATGCTGCACTTAATGCTGGGAGGGATAAAGTTTGAATAAATTAGAACACTTAGAACAAGAAGCCTTTGATAGTAATGTGAAGATTCATGATTACTATCTTGGTGAAGATAATTTAAAAGGATTTTACATCAATGGAAATATTGCTATCAATACATCTGTTGGCACTACCGCAGAAAAATCCTGTGTTCTTGCTGAAGAACTCGGACACCACTACACTTCCGTTGGCAATATTCTTGACTTGACATCTGCTGCCAACCGAAAACAGGAACGTCAGGCAAGGCTCTGGGCATACAACAAGCAGATCGGTCTGATCGGACTGGTACGAGCCTTTGAGCATGGCTGCCAGAACCGGTTTGAGATTGCAGAATACCTGGAAGTGACAGAAGAATTTCTGGAAGAATGTATTGAGTGTTACCGGAATAAGTACGGGATCTGTAAACGGGTAGATAATTATGTGGTGTATTTTATACCGCAGTTGTCTGTGATGAAATTGGTATAACCGCATATGCGATTATATAGAAACACTTTTTATGAGGAGGAAAATTATGAAAAAGAAACTTGTAGCATTGATTCTGATCGGAAGCATGGCACTGTCGTTTACAGCCTGTGGCAATAGCTCCGATTCATCAAAAGGAACAAAAGAATCATCCAAGAAGACAGAAGCATCTGCCGAAACTCCAAAAGAGGAAGCAAAGGAAGAAGTCAAAGAACCTGTCGTGCTGACTGGAAAATGGGAATATAAAGACGATGACGGTACTTGGATGCAGGCAGATATTACTGAGGATACCATCACAATAAACTGGATTATGGATGAGGGGAATACAACTGCTGTTTACTGGGTTGGAACCTATACTGCTCCTACAGAATATTCTGAAGAATATACTTGGACATCTACCAGAGACAAAGAAGCAACCGATTCCGCTCTTCTCGCCTCTCTGGACGATACAAAAGAGTTTTCTTATTCCGATTCAAGCAAGCAGATTACCTATCAGGTAACAGTTTCTGGAATAACAAAAACTATAACCCTTGAGCAGACAGAATAAATAAAAGAACCGCTCCTGCGCCAACAGGAACGATCGAGCGATGAAACATACACCAATATGTTTCTCTATTAAGTACTCCGAAGAGATACCCAATTTCTAAATAATATTGTATCATCTTCGGAGCAGCCACGCAAGAGAACTAATCGTAACTATATAAACAATTACATTTTTGTTTCCAAAAGAAATGAGGTGAATATATGGGACGTAATTTAACAAAAGAAGAGCTTAAACGACATAAAGAAAAGGCTTTGGCAAAAATGGAACACTATATCGACTCTTTGATCAATAGTCCAGATTCTAAAACCAGTGGAAAAGCTGACAAATTAAGTTATTGGCTTGAAGATTGGTCTACTTTTCTCGATTTTGAATCTCGTTTTTCCCCATCCAGTTTAAGAAGATACAAACGAGGTGAAATCATAAAAGTCCATCTTGGTTATAATATTGGTAGCGAAGAAGGTGGGTTGCACTATTGCGTTGTTGTCGAAAAAAATAATTCAAAGAACTCCCCTGTAATAACTGTTGTTCCGCTTACCTCTGTTAAGAAGAAATCTGATGTAGATCATCTTCATAAAGGTTGTATCTATTTAGGTAACGAACTATACACAGGGTTAGTTTCCAAAATTACTTATATTCAAAGACCTCTGGAAAAGAAAGTCTTTGACCTCAAGAAAGAAGTTGACGCCACTTACAAAACTCATCCAGAAGACATGCATAAATTCCAAAAGGATTTAGAGGATTGTGCAAGGGATTTATTGTTATTAAAAAGAATGAGAAACGAAATCAATAAAGCAAAACTTGGTAGTATTGCTTTAGTTGGACAAATCACAACCATCAGCAAAATACGAATTTATGATCCGAAAACTAATTTCGATATTTTAAGCAATGTAAAGCTTTCCAACGAAAAGCTTGATCGCATAGATCAGGAAATTATTTCTAACTTTACAAATAGAAAAATTTAAAAATCAACATATTTTATTGACATTTTCATATAATGAGGTATATAATAAATAAGCTAAAACAAAGCCGTTAACCGGCAGTATACAAGACAATGCTCCCAGTCATCTGGCGAGCCGTATTTATTGAAAGACCTCGTAGAAATGCGAGGTCTTTTACGTTATATAAACATTTTTTCAAAACAAAACCGCTCCTGCGCCAACAGGAACGGCTCAAGACTAATGCCCCGAAGGATACACCAGTACGTTCAAAATATAGTGTATCATCTTCGGGCAGCCACCGCAAGCAGAACTCATGTTCTTCTGCTGGCTGTTATTTTTGTACCCTTTTTTACATAAAATACAAAGGAGCTGATACAATGAGCCTAAAATATGCATACGGATATATCCGTGTATCCACGCACGATCAGGAAGAAATCTCTCCGGATTCCCAGGAGCATCTCCTCCGGGATTATGCAGCCAAAAATAATATTGTAATCCTGAAAATCTTCACGGATCTCGGTATATCTGGAAGAAAAGCAGATAAACGTCCCGGTTTTCAGGAAATGATTGGTCTGGCCAAAGGTCCCGATCATCCGGTTGACTGCATCCTGGTATGGAAATTCAGCCGGTTCGCCCGGAATCAGGAAGAGTCCATCGTTTATAAATCTCTTCTAAAAAAACAACATAATGTAGATGTGATCAGCATCTCCGAACCACTGGCTGACGGTCCGTTCGGCTCTCTGATCGAGCGTATCATTGAGTGGATGGACGAATACTACTCCATTCGCTTATCCGG